GAGGTTCTGGACTCAAAGATGTTTGTACAGTTGTCCGCACCTTAGGAGCAAATAATAACCAAAGCACCCAATGGCAAGCTATTGCGATCATAAGTATATTGCGAACGCGATAAAGGGCTAGAATACAGTTCAAACGAACGACACTCAACGAAACGTCGGGATAATAAAACAACGTATTGTGGTATTCGCTGACGTGAATCGAGCAAACATTGGGAGAACCCTTAAGGGTAAAGGTTTGTGGAGTATCTAAGGCTCTGCCGCCAGGAAGCATAAGTAAAATAATGATGAAACCCATTAGCCATCCTGAGAGTCTCAGATAGGGGGCAGGACGGACGACGAGGTTGTGATATAGATCTGAAAAGGCTTGACCTGCGAGAACGCTGCGGGCAAAAAGCCAACTCCAAGTATGGTAAAACGCACAATAATAGGCTAAAATCACAATAATAGCAGAACCTATATAGTGTTGTAAAGTAAAGGGAAAACCCTGACGGTGATGAAGGGGTAAACAAACATGGAAAAATCCAAAAATAGGTCCCACAAATTCTTGGAACAAATTAGATTGGGGGGGTAAGGGGGTCTCAAGTAAAATCAAACAAGAACCGAAAGAGTAATCATTCGACCTATCGGCCAAACAACTATAACCAATTAAATTTCCGGAACAATAATCTAACCACGAGATATTATGTGAAATTGTTGTATTCCACATAGAATCAAATTCGAACAAATCGTTTCCAACATCCAACACGATAGTTTCTTTGCAGGTAAACAGGTCTCCATTAATGACCTGTACATCCTGGGAGGAATCCTCACGATTCCTATCCTGCATGCACGAAGCGTTACCTTCGCATGCACACAACGCAAATACAAATAGCGTTACAATTAACAGCACCACATTGATCTTATTATACATCATCAATGTTGCTGTTTACTAACAGAGTGGGTGATCTACATTCTTTGAGGAGCGGAAGTGTCCTCAGCGAAGTTTTAGGGAATATGCTGATCAGTATTAACTAACGAAACCCTTGTCTACATTATAGCAGTAGAACATAGCTGCTCAAATACGTCGAGAGCAAGACGTACCTAAAATTGAATATTAAAATACCGAAGCAATGTATTGCGCGAGGAAGGTCATTAACCTAACCTTCAAAGCGCTCAATAGCCAGATAC